AAGCTAGAATTAGAGGTGTTTCACTTCAATATTAATGCCTAAAAAACTAACCTCAAAACAGTATGCTGATGTAGCTACTGGTGTAAGACTTTCATCACATGAGAAACTTTGTGCTGAACGAATGAACAACATTTTAAAAAGCATAGAAGAAATGAAAAAAGAAATTAAGTCGTTAAGACAAGATGTTTCTATGGGTAAAGGTGGACTTAAAGTTATCTTAGCTGTTGGAACACTTATAGTTGGAATTATAGGGTTCTTTCAGTTTAAGTGAAATTTATACTAGCGTTTAGTATTTGTTCAGCAATAACAGGATTTTGTAATAACACAGCAACACTACCTACTGAATTTAATTCATGGTCAGAGTGTGTGAGTGCAGGTGGAAAATTCATTCAAACTTTTTCAGTAGAGATGGAAGACAACATTAATAACAACAAACTATACATGAATTACTTTTGTAATGAGATTAAATATGATTGATAAATTTTTATTAAAATTCTTCGGCTTTTTTGACGATGCAACAGCTAAAATTGAAAGTTGTTTTAATATGGATTTTTCCCATTGTGAAAAACACGATTGTCCTAAGAAGAAAAAGAAAGCAAACAAGAATAATAAATATTTCAAAAGTTAATGAGAGACACCAAGTTATTGGAAAGTTTCAAAAAAAGAATTGAAAAAGAATTAAAAGAAAAAAATGTATTTCAACATTTAAGAAAAGAAGTTGAGATAGGTGCTAATGGCACACAACGATATGTAATTAAAAAAGGTATCAATAAAGGAAAAGTTTTATAATGAAAATTTCAGAGCAGACTTCAATAAGTATGCCGATGAAAAACTTAATTAGTATCATTGGTGCAGTAGCTATTGGAGTGTGGGCATATTTTGGTGTCACAGAAAAATTAAATAATCATTCAACAAAATTATTAATGATTGAAAAAGATTTAGAAAATGTAGTTGAATTTTCTATTAAATATCCAAGAGGTGAAATGGGTATGTCTGCAAATGACCAAGAACAAAATATCCTTATTGAATTTCAACAAGGTATTATTGAAAAGCTACAAGCAGATGTTGAAAAATTAAAAGATAAACAAAGACAATTTTCTAATGGAGAACATTAATGATTGAAACAGTATTCGCATTAATATTAGTTCTTAAAGGAGAAATAGTTGAACATACTTACAAAGACAAATTATCTAGCTGTATGAAGTCAGCTCGTATAGCAAAAAAAGAAGTTAACCCAGCGAATGTAAGATTTATTTGCAAACAAGTAAAAGCAGAAACAGAGATTTATATGGGTGCTAAAAAAATATTGAGAATTATAGATGAGTGAAAAATTAAAAGAATTACATGAAGTTCTAGCAACTGAACTACTAAAGAGAGTTAAAGACCCTGATGCAAAGTCAGCAGATTTAAACGTAGCTAGACAGTTTCTTAAAGATAACAACATAGACGCTGTTCCTGTTGAGGACAGTCCATTAAGAAAATTAATAGAGGAACTTCCATTTGATGCAAAAGATAAACAAGTCGTCAAAAATTAACGATTTTAGAAATTTTTTATACCTAACTTGGAAGCATTTAAGATTACCTGAACCAACACCAATACAGTACGATATAGCTGATTATTTAGCTAATGGTTCAACAAGGTGTATTATTAGTGCTTTTAGAGGGGTAGGAAAGAGTTGGATTACAGCTTCTTACGTTTTATGGCGGTTGCTATTAGATAATGACTTAAACATATTAGTCGTATCTGCATCAAAGAATAGAGCAGATGATTTTAGTACTTTTTGTTTAAGACTAATGTCAGAGATGTCTATTCTAAAACATCTTTATCCTAAGAGTGACCAAAGACAATCTAAGATAAGTTTTGATGTGGCCACAGCGTTAGCATCACAACAACCTAGTGTTAAATCATTAGGAATAACTTCCCAGTTAACTGGCTCTAGGGCAAATATTATAATTGCAGACGATGTCGAGACTTCAGGTAATACTCAAACTCAATTTATGAGAGACAAGTTATCTGAAAGTATAAAAGAATTTGAAGCAATCATTAAACCTAATGAAGACAGTAGAATTGTATTTTTAGGTACACCGCAAGTAGAACAGTCTATTTATAACAAGTTGCAAGAGAGAGGTTATAAAATTAGATATTGGACAGCGAGGTATCCAACAGAGAAACAAATGTTATCTTATGGTTCTAATCTTGCACCAAGAATATCAAATACTTGGAAAGATGAAATAGTAGGTCAACCCACAGACCCCAGTAGATTTGATGAAAAAGATTTATTAGATAGAGAAGCTAGTTATGGGCGTATTGGTTTCAATATGCAATACCAACTAGATAGTTCATTGTCTGACTTAAATAGATACCCATTAAAATTATCTGATTTAAGTGTTATGACTTTGAACCCAGAAAATGCACCAGAGAAAGTTATCTGGGCAAGTTCACCAGAATTACAACATAACGATTTACCTTGTGTAGGTTTACAAGGAGATGGTTATTTCAGACCAATGCAAACACAGGGTACATGGTTAGATTACACAGGTTGTGTAATGTCGATTGACCCATCAGGTAAGGGGAAAGATGAAACAGCTTATAGCGTCACAAAATTTCTCAATGGAAATATTTTTCTTATCGATATTGGCGGTTTCAATAGTGGTTATAGTGAACACACTTTATCAAAATTGGTGGAAGTAGCTAAGAAACATAAAGTTAAAAAGATATTGATTGAAGATAACTTCGGTCAAGGAATGTTTACAGAATTACTTAAACCATATTTAATAAGAGAGTATCCTTGTACTACTGAAGGTATTAGACAACAGTCTAACAAACATAGACGTATATTAGACACGTTAGAGCCTATAATAGCCCAACACAGACTCGTTGTATGCCCAAGTGTTATCAAGAAGGACTATGAAGAAACTAACGCTATGTATCCTGCTGAGACAGCTTTAAGATACCAGTTGTTCTATCAAATAAGTAGACTTCAAAAAGGTGCTAATACTTTAACTCACGATGACAGAATAGATGCACTTCAAATGTCTTGTTACTATTGGATACAGCAGTTGGCCAAAGACCAAGATTTAGCTTTTAGAGACAGAAAACAGGAACAATTTAGAATAGAAGTAGAGAAGTATTTCGGTGAACCTGACCCTCTAACTTGGATAAAGATATAAGAAAACACCCATATATAAAGAGAAGAAGAAAAAGAGCCATTTATAAGGCTTTTCAATTAAGTGCCACTACAGGAGATAACACTAAAGTGTATCTTATGTTTAACTTATGATTTCTTAGTATTAGGCTTAAAATAAGGCTTTGTATAAGGAAAGAAATAAGACAATGAACAAGTAAACTATAGTTAATACTTCATTATGACCTATCAAATATGTCAAATATGAAGGTTTAACCTTAAGTAACCTATAGGAACAATCAATATGGCTAAAGTTATATACCTTAAGTCTTTGTTCAATAATGATAAGCCTAATAAGAAGGCTATTAAACTTATTGATGAAGCAATAATTAAAGCTAATGGGTTTAATCCTAAAAGTAATTCAAAGAAGTCTATAAGTAGCAAAGAGTTTATCTTAAGGCATACTGAGGATTTCCTGAACTATGCAGTTGATTATTCTTTGAATGAAAAGGTAAAAGAGTTCTACCAAGAATAATTTGGTATAAAAATCTGACAACCTTATCGTAGGGGACATTTTTCGTTTTTCCCCATAGGCACACGCAGGATTTTGCGTAGGGTATGTACCTACTATCCTAGTAAAAATAACTATATCGTAGACATCTACTAAATAAATTTATGATTACATAGACGTACCAACAAATAGCGGTGGTCTTCGAGACTACTGCTCTATTATTTTGAGAAATTTTTAGAATTTTTCGTTTTAAAAAAATTTGCGTTTATCTTTCTCATTATCTGTATTAAAAATATTTAATGGTAAAGAAACCTATAAGTTTAAATCCAAGTAACAGCAGACAGAGAGTTATGCGTAGAAAGAAGTTATCTAAAAAGATAAATGATTTCATAATAGAAAATCATTATCCATTATCAAAGAGACCTAAACCTATAGTTAAAACTGGTAGTACAATTAGTAATAAACCAACACTATTTCAATTAGCAAACCAACATCACGCTAAAGGTTTATATGATGACTTTCCTGTAGCACCGATTGATGCAACAATAAGTACCGCAAAGAAAGCAAGACAAGTATTCGATAAGGTAACATATCCACTTAAAACTATTGTAGGTGACAAATACAAAAAGGTAACTGGTGTAAAAGAAATGATATTTAAGACTTACAGAGGTAAGCCTAATTGCATTAGATATTACACAAAGAATAAATACTTAAATGAAGCACAATGCCTAATATTATATTTAGATGAAGACGTAAGGTCAGTCTATGGTTTCTTAATTAATGACAAGCCATTAACTGATAGTAATTTGTTAAGATACTTAGCAAAGGTTACAGAGATAGAAGAAAAAGCGTCAGTAAAACTTTCTCAAAAGATTGGCACATTGATGACTAAAGCTGACCAAAGTTTAAGTGCATTAAGAGAGATGTCTTCACCAGTAAAAACTAATCCTGATGGAAGTAGAAAACCTTTAGCAATACAAATGGGTCTTAATAGTTACATGGAGAGAAACAAATTAAAGAACCCAACAGGAATTATAGATAGCCATGTTAAAAATGAGAAGTTAAAGATTTATGATTTTTATAACTTAGGTTCAGTACTAGCTGAACTAAACATTACAGCTAAAGAAGCCTTTGATTATGTATGCAGATACTTAAATAAAAATAGAGAACTTAAAAGAAAACATACAGAAGACAGGGAGTTATATCGAGGTGCAACAGCACTAGGTAACTTAATAGATTTTTATAAAGGTGAAGTTAAAAGAACTACAATACTTAAACTTGAGAAACCTAAGACCAAAGTGTTTACTTATAGAAACTTAATGA